CCATTTAACAATAGTAATTCTACTATTACCGCTATTTTTCTCAGGTACTTCAGTACCAGGAAATGCCTGCTATACTTGCGATGCCCAGGAGCGTGATACACTTCGTCTTAAAGCGATCATCGAACGTAAAGTTGATAGTATCACCAATTTACATATCCACCGGTTGGAAACCGTAAAACAGGAGTTGATTGATAGCATAAAAGATATGCCTCGGCGTCGAAAGTTATGGATGGGTAGGGTAGACCGTGAGGAACGTTCTGATGGATCAACATACGAGTGGAGGTGGTGGTATACTATTTTTAGGGATGATACTGTATTTTATAAAGTCGATATAGTTAGGACAAAATGAAACTACTAGATATAGCCAGGGGCTGGTATAATTTTGCTAAGGGCTCAGCTTATATAAAGAGACTTATGGAGAAAAGGCTGGCAATATGTGATGTATGTCCACAAAAGAAACAGCTGTCAGCCGCTGGTCAACTACTTGTACAAACAATCAATGAGGAGGGTAGCAACTATAAATGTGGTATGTGTGGTTGCCCTCTGGCGTCATTAACTTCGCTACCAGAAGCCCGGTGTAAAGATGGCCGCTGGTTGCCGGCAGGAGAAGAATCGTATTACTAACCCTGTTACGGCAGGAAGCAAAAAAGAAGGGACAGCCGCAACTGTCCCTTATTCATTTCCAGGAATGTACTTCCAGACTAATATAACTTTCCTCGCCTGGTTTACTGAGTAATTCTGCTTCAGCATCCAGTTCTACAACTGAATACTTAGTAGATAACTCTCTTTCCCACATCTCTTTTAAAACCTCATGCTTATCCAAGGCCAGTAGTCGTCCATCTGTCACTATATCAGAGCCATTATTGGCTTCCCACGGAAGTCCACTGTATCTACGTATATATCCCTTAGCCGCTTTGGACATTTTACTAAACTGACCACTGCAGAACAGATCCAGATCGTTAGCCCACTTAGAAGGCAGTTCATAGATGATATAGAGACTACTACCGTTCCATATATCACTATGGTAATATGGATGGGTGAATGCCTTTCGTGATACCAACGCACGGTCTGCAACCTGGACTATCAGTTCCCTCTTACTGGTACTGATGTAAGCATTAATGAAGTTTCCAGATAGGAAGCTAAATTTGTTGAGTTTTAATAACGGCAATATAAAATGGGTACATAAATTCTCTCGCCGTAGCTCTTCGATTAACCTGTGTGACATAGGTTACGTTTTTATTAGCGTGTCACGCAAGCGAGTCAAATACATTGGAGAATACTGCTCCGGAAATGTTATTCAGGTTAAAGTGTTGAAATTTGTCTTTTAATGAGTTTACGTATTCAGCATACAGGTTCCAGTATTCATGACTTTTTCCCATCAGCATGAGTGTACGCATTGTTTCGTAGAATATAATAGGCCCATAATGGATGCCAAAATATTTCACATAGGCAGCCTTGACTGTAGAAGGCGTCTGTAGATCTGGCAATTCAATATTTTTAAGTAAAGCTTTTGCCTTTACGGGACCAAGACCAGGTACACCATTCACGTTGTCACTGTCGTCTCCTGTTAACATTTGCAACCAGAAATTGTCACAGGCCTCATTATAAGAGACTCTGACTATTCCAAGTTCCTGTTTCTTGTAGTCAAAATGGAGTCCGGGAACTTGTCTTAAATCTTTATCAGGGGAGCAAATAATACAGTTATCGTCTTCAGTTGCCAGAGCAGCAACAATATCGTCCGCCTCCAGATCCCAGGCCACAAAAAATCCCCATCTTTCACAGAGGTAATTCTTAATAGTTTGTTCCCACTGTTTAAACCAATCTGGTTTTTCTGGTCGCTGGCCCTTATAGATATTGTATTTATAATCCCGGTGCCGGAAACATTCTTTAGGGGAGAACACACCCAGGTAAGTGTCCGCTTGGGTAAGTCCTAAGATACACCTGACAAAATCATCGCAGGTATTTTGAACATCGACTTCGCTGGAACTGTCCCGGTGATTCCAGGCGATAACATATACCATGCCGTCGGCATCAATCAGTGCTTTCATCTTAAAGAGTTGATAAACCTTTAATATTTACCCAAGTACGTAACTTGGGAGAGTCCCAGGCAACGCGGCGCCTAGCTTCATTTACTTCGATGACTGTTCCAACACGGCCTGCGGTATAATCGTTGGCAACCCTCTTTACCCGGGTACCAACTGGGTAGATAATTTGTGTTTTACTCATTTCTTCTTTTTTATTTCGTCCAGTTCTCTTTTAGCGGCCACAAGTACCAGGAAATCTTCCACGGATAAGATAGCAAAGGTGCCTTTTACCATAAACCTCCCATCAGCATTGGTCTTACCTTTCTTGGTCAGCTTAGAAGTCAGCTTATGGAAGATAACATTGATAACATCCGGAACTTTTGACATCTTGTTCAGGATATCATCGTATGCTATCCGAGTGCTATAACACTTACATTGTACATTGTATTCAAAGCGGCCATTGAGTAGCTCATCCTTATTCATGAGATCTATACCCTGACCATCTCTACCTTTGCTTTCAGAACGGGAGGTAACAACATGCTCGAATCCCAATTTTCTAAAGAGATCCCGGCACAATAGTTCGTACCCTTGACCTGCCCGTCTATTACGGTGCTTTCCTGGTACTGAAGCTGGCTTGGAAGCTGTAACTGTAGCCGTTTTTAATATTTTAGCCATATTGATCATACCTAAAGTTAAGGAGTCCCTGAAAATAATCCCAGGGACTCCTTTTATATGTGTACAGCTAGCAAACTTTACAACAGGGATATCCGACGCTGTGCCTCGGCATCAATCTCGTCATGGGCTGCTTTGGTCTTCTCAACAGCTTCCTGAACTGCGGCTGCATATTCAGCATCGTTCATAGCCGCATAAGTGCTGGAGTGATAGACTGTTCGGTTTACAGAGTTGAATGTAGACAGTACGTAATAGCGTTTGCAACGCATAGCACCATCACCACCGTTCTCCACACCCACTATTGCACCAATATCCATAGGATCAATCAGGACGTTATGGGTAACAGTACCCTCAGTCTGATAACCATGGATATAGTGGAGACCGCCCACATGAAGTCCAGGTCTGCCGGCTACGTTATCATTGCAGTTAACCTGATCCCAGCTCTCCAGGCGGTGCACCTGGCCAACGCGGATATGGTGGCCTTTTTTATCGTCACAATAGAACTCATCACCGTTTTTACCCATTATAGCCGGCTCGAATAGGCGATCTTCGGCGAATTCCGGATCGTTGTAGGTAACGATACCAGTATCCGGGTCAACGAATTTCTTATACCGGCTCTTAGTTACCACTTCTTCATTTTCGTTAAGTTCATACCGGTGAAGAACTTCTTTGGAGACTTTATAACCGCAAATTAATCCTTCCATGGTAATAGCTACCTGGGTTGTGGTAGCGCGTTGGGTAGCAATTTCGTGGGACAGACCCTCTTTGGTCAGTTCCTCGTAAACACTTTGGTTTACATAAGGAGCCGTGATATAATCTGCAAACCTACGAGCTTTGTCTGCAGTATAGTTCGGGTTACGCAGGAAACGTACCCAACACTTGATAAGGGGCTCAATAGGAAGGTGCTTTTCTACGCAGAGCAGGATCTTATCCACAAATGCCTGCGGAAGTTCCTCCTTGCTCATAACGTTTTTGTACTTCAGGTAGTACTTGTTATTGTGCTTGTTGACAAAGATATAAGGACAAGCAGTTTCTACTACTTCCTTATAGCTTTCTTTTGTCAGGGGAAGGAATTGCTCCACAATGGTCTGTAATTCCGCCATTGTAGAAACCTTGCTGGCCTTCTCCTGAAGCGCAAGCATTTCCTGGTACTTTTGTTCGTCATAAGAGACGCCAAAGGCTTTCCCGTTGACTGATCCAGAGATAACCAGCGAATCTTTATCGCCAGTGACATTGATTGTGATCATATACATTGTTTAATTAAACCTTTAGTTGTTGTGTGATGGTATTTAATTCCGTAAGGAGCGTAGCTTCCTCATCGTAAAGTTCCTGGTACCACCATGGCCACTCGGCAAGGGAATCTACCTCAAAAAGGACATTCAGAAGTTTCCGGTGCTTCCTCAAGAACCATAGCTGAATTTTCAGATCCAGTCTGCAAAGCTTCAATTTTAGTCGATATCGGGCATTCATAGTCTAATACGCCTTTAAATGATAGATAAGATTTAATCTCGGCCTCTAGTTCTTCTGGTATCTTTCCAGCACCAGCTGTGAGTATAGGAATATGATTAAGTAAAGGACCACATGCTATTGCATATTCTACAACAGCATTAAGTTTAATAATCATTTCCAGGTCTACTGCCTGGCCGTCACTTATTTGTTTGTTACCAAATAGTTCACCAGCCAAATTTGCAATAGTTACTTTATCATCTGGATTATGAGTAATAAAGTCTTGGAACTTCCTTACTTTTTCCAGGTGATTGATCAGGTCCTTGTAAGCCTGTACACTGAATCCGTATTTATCACCGGTTAGAGATTCTACCTCTCTATAATTTGATCGTACATACTGTCCAAGCTCAGTATAAAGATTACTGAAGTCACCATTGAACTGTTGGAAATTGTATAGGAAGGCACAACGAGATAAATTTTCTTTTATGATTCTGGCTGTATTCCACTTTATAAGTATGTTGGACATAGTAATAGTGTTATTGTGAATTCGTACAAAGAATTCCTTTATATGGCGGAAATCACGTAAATACCTAATATTGGTTTGAGAAGCCTTTACCAAACGAATCTCTTGGTTATCGAAGAAATGCTGACAGTAGTAACCATGGTAATCTCCTATGTTATAAGACTTCATTTCAGCTTCACCTTTTATTCTAAACCATTTCTTTTCTCTCCACTTCATAACAGAATCACTATGTGATCTTCTAATCTTATTAATAAGGTTATTCTCAGAATCAGCATCTCTGGTAATACCTGCTACAAAATGAAGTAACTCATCGTCAATATCACTGCCATAGTATATTTCTTCCTGATCCCAATTATTAATATCACTGATTTTCTGTTCAAGTTTTTTCCACTCAAAGTATTTACCATTACTACTATTTGACATAGGAGTATAAATGATAATCTTTCCCTCAGCCTTACGACGTTCGGCAGCAGTTTGAGTTGCTACTTTGCGATGAATAGCTTTTTCTTCTTTTGACTCTTCAGATATTGTATCTTCTTCCTCTTCCTCATCATTTCCAGTAAAATCAGCAGGTACTTCAATGTCTTTATACCAAGTAGGAACAATACTCTCAGTAACGTATTTCCAGAACTCATGTGGACGTATACTATTTGAGTTCTTAGCCCAAAGAACTCTTAGAAACTCAATATAATCGTCACTTACGCCATCCAACTTCATTTGCTCCTCAGTACGAGGTGCTGTTATAGTTATGAATCCGTCTCGACATTGGTTCAACAACCATTTATCTTTCCTGTTCGATACCTTTTCTTCTACTTCCATTAGAAAAATAGGATAGGAAATATATTGGCTAGTTAAACCTTTTAATTCCTGTCTCTTTATTGAGTTTTTATAGACGTTTGCTTCTAGCTTTCTGAACATTACTACGTAACGTATATAAAGGCCCTGTAGCATGGTGGTCTGAAAGAATACTATACGTTCATCTCTACTGAATTTAGGTCGGATCGATGCTAAATCACAGATTTTCGCAAGTCGTCCTATAATACCTGTTCTATCAGAGTATTGACCTGCAACATTAGCACACAAACGTAACCACTTAATAAGGTCTGGTTCTTTTAATTCTTCCTGTATCATGTTGCTGGCTATGTCAACAACCTGCAGAAAGCGTTTATTAACCATCTCTTTGGTTCGGTCAGTCCATAACACACGCTCACGATTGGGACTAACATCCAGTTCTTCCGGCGCCACTTTGATACCAACGTTACCATTACGATCTTCAAGTTCTAGTTCACTGAAGTCTATGTAGCCATAGTTGACTCCATTGAGTAGCAGATGTGGTTTAGTATAGTAGTTGTTGTCAGAGATAACTATATGATCATTTTCATACAGGATTTTAGCCTTGTAGTCGATTAGATCTTCAGTGCCATCCTCTCTTTCAACTACTAACCTAATATTGTCGAAATACAACATCTGGCTTTTAACAGCATCGATATACTGTTGCATATGGCCTTTCTTAGCAGCAATGACAATGGAAAGCCCGTTTTTTGCTGTAGTAGGTTGCCAGTATACCTTGTATTCATGTTCAGTACCAGGAGAGAAAAGGACATGGGGATTCTCAGTCTGTCTTTCGAGGTCAAACTGAGGTATGATACTTTCAAAGGAATGGGCATAGGAGTTGAAGCGGAATAATTGACCATTATATCTGGATTCAATAGTATAATAGTCTATACCCAGGGAAAGAGGTGCCTTTGCTCCAATACCAAACTTTCCCAAAGGTAGCTTACTTAATCTCTTGGTACTGAAGGCCAGAGAGAAATATCCCTCCAGCCTTTTTCCACCAATACCAACACCGGTATCCGTTATAATAACCTTGTCTTTCTGTAAATTGGAGCCTATAACATAGCGAAGCTCTACCACATCTTCTGTACTCAACCAGTTAAGATCATAGTAACTGGGATCAAAATGGGAATCTTTATACTTACTTCCCTCACGTTCTACGTAATAGTCTTCAACCTTTGCTTTACCAGTTAATATCTGGCGGGCTACATGCTTTTCCGAAATGGAATCAATACCGTTGCTAATCAGTTCCCTGGCAACGGATTTAATGGGGTAGGTATATTGGTGCTTTTGTAGCATGTCCAATACATCTGGTATAGAACCTTCGTCAATTGTTTTAACATGGCCCTTCCCCATTATCGCAGTCTGTTGCTCGTATATTGCCATTGATTATTTTTAAACACTCATGTAAACATTCTATTGACACTGAATAACGCCGATGATCGATGAAGATCAGCACTTCCTTCTGTGGCAATACTTTTGTATCAATGGCCATGGCACTTACTATACCATAGATAGTTTCTTTGCCAGGCCGGGTAAAGCTGCAACGCTTTCCTTTGAACATCTTAGTCAGGATATTTTCTACTTCATTGATGCTATATTTATGGTCATTGGTTGATTTCATTGCCTATAATTTGCCGTAACATGTCAGCACACTCATGAGGCCCATGGTTCTTACAAAAGTCTGATGGATCTTTGTCAAAATCTATCAGTTTAGGAACGTAGATCTTTGGAAATGGATATTCATCACCTTTGTGCTTCATATCATTATCAAAGAGAACTAATACATGCTTGTATTGCCTCTTTAACCATGCAATGCATTCCTGTGGAAGCAATATGCTTTCTCCTCTCGGTGATACAGCTTCGTAACCAAAAGAATCCAAACACATTACGTCTTTAAAAGATTTCGTTATGATGCATAGTTCACCTCTGCGTTGTAACTGTAAAAAACCTGGTACACAAATGTTAGTGAGATTGCTACGGAATTTTTGCCTTTTAGAATAGGCATAGGGAAAATAGAGCTGATATTTATCCCATATACGATATGAATACCCGAGTCCTTTGGGATAAGAGGGTGTCTTCTGTTCTTCCGTTAACCAGAAGTGACGGACTGCGGTAGTATTATACCGGTTGAGTATTTGCTCAGTTATATTGAACTGTTTCCAGTAAGTAAAGTCTGTTTTTGTAAATGGTTTTGAGGATACTTCGATATGCGTACATTCGGCGTATACTCGTTCTGTTCTCATTGGTATAGTGGCCATTACACCACATTCCTGAATACAGAAGTCATGCAATATCTTATCCATTGCTTTTCTTCTTGTCTCAAAGTTGTATAGCAACACTACCAGGTCAAATATGTCTCCACATTTGCCAATAGCCTGGTCCTTCCATAAAAATTCATGAGGGCCTTGGCCCAGTTTCCTTTCGTAGATTCCAAAACTAGGGTCGTCGTCGTAGAGGCTCGCCGGACGGATAGGAGAATGATATTTGGCCCCAATGATTATCTCCTTATCCAGATAGTGACAATAGAGCGCGTACTCATCGACGCGCTCTAATATGTCCCTCTCAGCGAATAGTAGAAGTTCCATTCGCTTGGTATTAATTAGCTACCGAATACACTGGCTGCAGTCATTGTAGCTGCGGCTTCTCCAGTTTTATTGGTGTCTGCTGTGGCACCGCGAACTGCGGGTGTACCATCATTCAGACCTTCTTTTTCTTCGTAAGGAGTGAATTTCACTTTGCTTGCGTCCTTGGGTACGTCCATGGATTCCCAGAACGGGTTATCCTCAATATAAGAGGAACGGAAAGTAGCAAAGTGTTTGTCCTTTGAAGTACGAACCAACAACAATCTGAACAGCAGATCTTCTTTGTTCAGATAGGGTTGCATGGCATTGATAAAGAATTGGGCCATGTTCTGGTGTACCTTCAACAGAACATCCTTGTCGATGATTTTTTTGGAATAAGTATTGGCATCGATATCGATACCATCGAACATTGCCTTACCAATAGCGTATTCCTCCTTAGTCATATAGCCTTTCATGATATGCTGGAGGATGCCTTTGTTTTTGTTGATGTCCCTGGAAACACGGTCAATCATCTTCTCCTCGGTGAGCTTGCCGTCATCGTTCTTCGGCGGCTGGGGAGCGAACAACTTAATATCCAGTTTGTCAGAACCTTCATGGACATCATCATCAATCAACTTTTCAAACGGATTGCTGAGACCATTCTTTTCCTTGAAGGTAATGTTCAGATAGTTGTTGCTATCCAGTTCAATACCGGTGATGTACACATTCTCATTGATCTTTACTCCTAATGACATATGCTTAGATTTAGAAATTACAATTTGAATTTAATGGGCGCGGTAAATAGAAAGAGTGCCCCGGGAACGGGGCCGGACTCTTGTTAAGGAAACTTATATTGTTTAGCATCTTATGCCTGCAGAGCTTCTTCTACATTGGTATCAGTACCAGGAGAAGTAGTCTCTTCTTCGGAGCTGGCTTGGTCTTCGGTTGCTTCTACACCGATACCCAGGATCTGAGCGGGTACCAGGCCATACACCAACGCATTCTCGCGGCGGATATAATCAGGTTTACCCTTATCGGCGCCACGCACAACTCTCTTGGGTGCGAGCATAACCGGGGTAGAGAATTTTTCAGTGATATTGATACCGTCGAATTCATCGAAGATCACCAGGTCCACGTAATCCTTACCCAGTTCTTCGGTGAGTTTGATACCGTAAAGTTCTTCAACGGCCGCCAGTAGCACATCTTTACCAAAGGTAGCGGAGCCTTGTTCTTCTACCTTGTTCTTGGGAGTGCCATCGTCTTCGTAGTCAACCCTGGCAAACAGGTCTACTTTCGGTTCGTCTTTAGATACAGGGGAGATAAATAGCATGTGGCCATCAGCCTTGTAATTCGCCCACACGCGGCTGTCGATCACATCGAAGCCATTACCAGGGCCGGCAGAGAAAGTGTATTCGTTCTTGTACTTCTGATCAGCTTCGGTCTGACCTTCTTTCAGCGGGAGAGGCACTTTGGTGATGGAACAATTCCGATATTCCAAATCGAACTTGTCAATAGCAGCCTTTGACGGGAATACGGAACCGTCTCTCCATAAGCGAATAGCGAGCAGGGTAGGATTGGGAGTCCACTGTTTGGCTCTACCACCACCTTTACGGGATGGGCCAGAAATCTGCTCAACCTGGGCGCTACCCAGAAATGATAAGAAACTCATCTGTGTGAAATTTGGATTAAATGATTGCAATCAAAGGTTCATAGTAGCAACAAATTTCCTGGTACTGAATTACTCAATTACCAGGTTCTCCTCATTGAGGTAAATTTCCTTCCAATCAAAAGGAAATCTTTTGCCGGCAAGCCTTTTAAAGCGTGCACCCATCACGGCACTCTCGTTTGTTTCAAAGCTGACCATCATCTGCTTCTTTGCATCCCAGTATAGATAGCCGATACCATCAGCTTTTGCACAAACCATAGAGCCCAGTTTACCGGTAAGGGAAATGTCTTTAGACGATACATCAATCCCACCTTTATTTAATGTCTTTTCCTTGATGTGTGTAATCAGAATCAGGTATTTACATACACTGGCCATCTTTTCAATCTGGCCAATGACTTCATTACGAAGATGATAGTAACCACTACCCTGTGGTAGTTCCAATACAGAAGCACCTTCAAAGGTTTTACCAATAGTGGAACTTTTGTACTTTTTAGTGGCTGATACTTCACAGTAATCTTCCAGCTTATCCAGGGTGTCGATTACTAAGAATTTGTATGGGAACTGCACCTTCTTACCAGCTGCTATCTGGTCCAGACCATCTTGTAGAATGGCATCATACACCTTGTTGAATCCTATTGAAGTGATATCTCCATCATCATTCCGTACGATATCACCGTCAATAGAGGTTACAGGCATACGCCTACATTCATACATTTCGGCACCACCTTCAGTGTCCAGGATGAGACAGTCATTCAACTGTGCTACCACACCTGTCTTTCCAACTTTGGGCATACCATATAATACCAGGATTTTAGGATTGATCCTAGTTGGTTTTATCCGTTGTTCGGGGAGTACTCCAGACATACTTTTTCAATTTGTTTTGCTTTATCGTACCACTCCTGCAT